TGTCATAGTAAATGCACCAAATGCTGAGGCTGCTAACGAATTTGCAGAAAAACACACTGATGTTTACTTCGACTATGAGTATGAATCAGACTGCGAATGTTGCGGAATGCGCTGGTATCCTCAGTACAGTGAATTTGAGGGTGACGAATTACCATCCGTATCCTATGACGGCGAAGAAGTTGTCGACCACTCTGAGTGGTTAGGTCTTGAGCGTGTAGATAACTCAAGCAAAGAAACTTGGGCACTCTATGAAGACTACAGTGACCCTACTAAGGTTACAAATGGCATGACTGTGGACAACTTTGAAAATTGGAACAGGCGATTCTTCCTACTAAACGAATTGACAAATGCGCCCGAAGGCTCAACAATCTATGGTATCAAAACTTCGTGGGAAACAGGTATGCCTATCAAGGTTACCGTTGACTTTGACGAACTCGTCAAACATGGCATAGGTTACAAGGAAGTATATCACTGGGATGAGATGGCAATTGACATAGTACTCAAGCACAAGCAAGAAGAATTTAGACAAGAACAAAAGGCACGTAAGAAGAAAAACAGGAGAGATTGAAATGGCAGGAGACAACTTTAGCAACGAGCATCCAAAGATACACGAAATGGTTGAGGAACTTTTGAACAGTGACCTCTCACTAGATGAATGCGACATACTCGCAGACAGAGTGAAAGAGCGAGTCGCATGGCTTCGCAACTATTGGAAAAACGAGGACTATTGAGGCGATTGAAATGAGCGATTGGAGAGAACTAACAGAAACACATGGGATGACCGCAGGAACTCCCGATGCGATTGACAGATTGATTGACATGTATAGCGAGCCGGACTTTGAGCCGGTTGGCCCCGAATGTATCATGTGCGGTGAGGTTTGCCCACGACACGACAGTGGCTTCATCTTCGACGCAGGTCATGACGAATACTACATCGCACTCGGTATTGAGTGGGGAGAGCGTGTCGGTGGAGTACACCCATTGGACATCATCGTACCTATTCACAATGATTGCTGGGAGAATGCACAGTGGGGTGAGGCGAAGAAGCAGTATCACATTGCATTGAGAGAGTGGTACAAATCACAAAACGAGGAGGAATGAGCATGGTAAATAGAGAAGAATGGATAAGAAAAGCAAGAGCAGTTGGCAGATTCGGTACAGGTGCGGCGACATCAGAGAAAGGCGCATACGAAGGTATGGCGTTACTGCGCCAAGCACTAGAATGCTTCGATAATTTTGACGATGGACACCGACAAGGTATACTGGACATTGTAACTGATTGGGCCAACCGACTAGGTTCAGGACTACCGAGCCTAGTAAGAGATATGCGAATCGCTCACGACAAAGCAAAGGAGGAATGAATATGGCAAAGTTATACAAGAAATCAGATTGGAAACAAGTGGACAAGGGCATTAAGTTTGAGAAAGTAAGCGCAAGAGAATACAACGATATACTCAGCGCACTGTTTGATGCAGACAATACTTACATTCCTCTCGGTATGAAAGACGAAGAGGAGAGAGAAGAGCGAAAGCAGAAGGTAGTCGATAACGCACTATCCGAGATAGACCCTAACGTTATCAGAACATTACTGGTCATGCTAGAGAACAGGGTCAATCACCTACTAACTTACAAAGAAGAGGGCAGTTACTACAACACTCGCAGAGTTTGGAGATTCGCAGTGGAGCCGTTTGTCAAATATAGTTATCAAGCAAGGTACACTGAACTCAATAGAAATTCGCGACCAGTTGCCTCTGTATTTAAGAGATGGACTCGTCGCATCGAACAACACTGGGTCAACAGAGACAACGTATTGGAGGACTTGGAGAAGCAACGTCAGTCTGAATTAGTAATGGGCATGAAGCGTAGGGCAAACGACGAAGCCAATCGACAACGTAACTTGTTAGACTCAATGACTATTAGGGCGAAACTAATCAACACGTTAGGTAAGTTCGTCACTGGTGACGCTAACAGTACTAACGGTGACTTCGGTTTCTCACTTCACTACTGTACTCGTTATGTTGACGAAAGTATGGAACTCAAGGAGTACGACCCGGACAATATATCTGAAGGACTCAAGACACAGTGCAAGTATGACACACTTAATGATTATTACAAAGGGCAAGCGGATGTTTACATCAAGGAGATTGTGGACTATGAGTATGCGTATTACGCTGCTTCAAAACGCTGGCTTGGAGTAATGAAACCGGCGTATGACGCTATATGCAACAAGGAGATGAGACAATGACTGAGAGATTAGACATGGAAAGAGAAAGCAAAGTAAGATGGGAGAACTCGTTTGGTGCGAGTAAACCTGAGACAAAGACAATGAAGATAACCGCATGGGCTTGCGCTGATAGGCAGCGTGGTGGCTTTGAGATATACGACATTGAATCCGGTGGTGAAGATTACTACGGTGAAGGTGGCATGTGGTTTGATGACAATGGATTCATCAACGACTACGACGGTGTATTCTCACTAGACAGAGACATCATACAATGGTTAGACGACTTAGGCATGGTAGCACCGAACGGTTGGTTTAGAAAGCAGATTGAAAAGACAAACAAGGAGGAATGAATATGGCATTAGTTATAGGAATAGAAAACGGAATAGAAAAGGGATTCACACAGGACGAACTGAACGTCACTAACGGCTTCACCTTTGGAGTACTGTGTATGCGTACTGGAACCGGTAAGATTGGTGAAGGTAGTTACTCGGTATCAGCAGAGGAAACCTACGAGCGATTCGTCTTGATGATGGATGCACTTGACTGGCAGCCCGATGAAGTATCAGATTTCATCACGCTTGAAAACATTAAGCGACTTGAAGAAGCAGGTTGGTCAGCAAACATAAGCCACAAGAGCAAGGAAGAGTTCTTGTGGCATCTGAAGAATACTGCGTTCGGTAAGTTATTCGATAGAGCAGACCTTGAATATGTCAAGAAGACCGAGTCTTACGAGACATGGAATGATGTATGCAAAAGGAAAGAAATGATTCGCACTGTAGTAGGAGATGCAATCCACAGTGATAGAGAAGGGAGAGATATGTATTACATCGAAGAGTTGTGCGAAGCGTTCAACGTATGGAACATGGATTTGTCTGAGCCATTTTACAACAATAAGTATCTGATATGGGATGAGGAAATGGATACTCCTCGCTTAGTTAAAGAAAGGCCGGAGGAATGTGAGTGAGGGTGTTCCCAGTTAGTGATAATTCTTGGTTAGTGGATAGGTGCAATCACTTCGTAGTAAGTAACCACTTACGTGACAACCACTCAAGAGACGAATGGAGACTCGTACATGAAGAAGGAGAAGACTGGATTGAAGTCGAAGAAGGTACGAGTGCGTCAGATTTCATCAACAAAATGTTAGAAGCCACACAAAATTATCCTCCACTGGACGAGCATGAGTACAACAGACTAGAGTATACTCAGATGTCCAAGGCAGTTCGCAAGATGGCTGAGCGAACAGGAACTATCATCGTTCACGTTGATGAAGCGATGCAGTGCCTCTATAACTATGAGATTCCCATTGTGGAAAGTACGCCTATGAACTATCAAATAATGACTGATAGCACTACGTTCAAAGAGATTATTGAAGACGAGTTTCCCGAATGGAAAGCAGAAAGAGAATCATGGATGAATTATTGAAGGTGATTGAATGATTGACACAGACAAATACAAAGGACATACAGAAGATATTGGAAGATGGCAGATGATGGGTCGTGCCCTACCTGTTTGGGCGAATGACAAAGATGAGCAATTGGTGAGAGATGCGGTGTATCTCCTTGAAGAAGTCAAGCGGTTGCGTAAAGAGAATGACAGATTGAAAAGATTTCTCATACAAATAGAAGGGAATTGTAAAGAGGCGATTAAATGAATGAAGATGAACTGCTCGCAGAAGTCAAGCGGTTGCGTGAAGCGATTTCTGACATTGCTCGTTGCATGGATGCGGCTGACCCTGTTTATTTGCAGGGCTTTATCAAAGACTTGTACGAGGTGATTGAATGACTAGGTGCAGTATATGCAGGAACTGGAAAGAAGCGGACTTTCGGATAGAAAGTGACCACAAGTGTTTAAGCGATGAGGCAATCAGAGCAGAGATTGCAGCAATAGACAAAATACACGCCAGTGAGGAATACCTCAACTGGTTATACGGAAGAGAGGAAGAGTGAAAAAATGAACGACAGCGATGAATACATTGAAGGAACGAAGAAAGGAATACTGATGGGTTACTGTTTGGGTTGCTCCCATGCTTACCCGTTAGAAGACATGAACAAACACGGCTTATGCGAAGAATGTCAAGGGGGCCATGAAGAAAATGAATAAAGCAATAGAATACAACATAACTGACCTACTGGGTTGCTTAGAGAGTGCTAGTAATGCAGCATTTATTCTAAGAGACCTCGGTTTCATCCCTGAAGATGTATATCGATACGAGTTTGATAACAAGATTGCCATGATGGAGCAAAGGATTAGAGACTTAAGAGGTGATGAATGATGATGTGTAGAACATGTACGAAGGAGGCAGTAACCAAATGCGATCACTGTGGTGGTGGCGTTTGTAGAGACTGCTTACAGATAGTAGTAAACAAACCGACAGACAACCACGTTTCAGTTTATCACAGAGAAACGTGTGTACCTAGAAGACACAGGAAGAAGGAGGTAGTAGCATGAATGACGATAATATGATAACGATACAGATAGGAGCAGGTTGCCCTAGTGGGCACAGTCATCACGACGAGATTGGCTTTTGGAATCAATCCAAAACAGTAACCGTACACAAGAAATTGGTTAGAGATTTCATTGGTAACCTAATGGAGTACGCTAGACAAGAAGCAGAAGCACCACACTGGAGATACAGTTGGCACTACGACGAGGAGGAATGAATATGACAAAAATGAAGATAATAAATTTAGAACCAAAAGACAAAGTAAAGATGTTGACATACAACAGACCTGTAAACAGGGCACTTGTTAACAAACTTAAGGAGAGCATGAAGAAGTACGGTGTGTTGTCGAGTATAACCATCTATCAAAATGACGAAGAAACTCTAGTGGTAGACGGTCAACACAGGTGGACAGCAGCATCTGAGTTAGGACTGAGCGTACCAGCGATTAGTATCAGTTGGGATGCAATGGATGCGATAGTAGAGATGAACACCATACAGGTTAACTGGACTATGGCGAACTTCGTTGATTTCTTTTCAGTGCACAAGAATCCTGAGATAAAGAAACCTTATGCCTTACTCAAGAAAAAGCACGAAGAGCATCCTTACTTGACTTACGGTTCCCTGTCGAAACTGTATGGTAAACCTAATTCAAATCAAGCCTTCAAAGAAGGTAAGTGGAGGTTGACAGGGGAAGACAAAGGTGATGTGCTTGTAAGTTGGTTGAAAGAAATTGTTGACTACTTACCGTATGCGTATACTGAACGCTTCATCAGTGCTTACAAAGTAGTTGCAGAACATACTGACTACTCTCACAAGCGTATGATGAGGAAGTTGAAATCTAAGCACAACATTGAGGTGCTTACTACCAGTAACCCAAAGAGTTACGGCATAATGTTGACAAAGATATACAATTTCAATCAGAAGAAAGACATGGTACTGTTCAAGTCGACATGGATTTGAGGAGGAATGAATGTGAGTGATGAAAAGACTCAATCAATTGAGATGACATATGATGGTATTTTCTATCATGGCTATCGTGGTGATGTTCCCGCTAAAGTGATTGCTGAAGGTAACCACGCAGTTCGGATTTGGTTGACCGAGCATGGTGAGCCGATGCCATATGACTATGATGCCTTTGACAATATTAGATTCAATGGAAATAAGGATGTGGAGTGAGAATGAACAACAAAGAGGTAAGAGAAGCAATACAGTTGCAGATTGATGCAATAAAGGAAGCAGATAAACAAGAGTTGAATGCGATAGTTGAGGAACTAACGAGGTTAAACGCTTTACCAAGAACTCATTATGAAAAAACAAAAGGTAAGCATGTCAATGAGTATCACAAAAGGAACATGCAGAATGAAGAGTGGCGTAAGAAAAAGAATGCTTACAATACCGCAAGAGCCAAGGCAGTTAGAGAGGGCACTTGGAAGCCCAAATCAAAGAGCCATTACAAGAAAAAGTGGGAGGAATCTAAATGAACATGAATCGAGAAGTACTAGAAGAAGAGGCAAGGAAAATACAAGAACAGGCCAAGGTAGCGCAGGCTGGCTTACAGACTATGAAGAATCTACAGAAGTGTTTGGTGCACGGACACACCTTTGAGTTGCAGTTAGAGCAGCAGGAGTTTCACGAGATACTTCAGATGCGATTGGTATGTTCAACATGTGGTGCACAGACAGAATTGTTTGAGAACATTTCATTAGAGATGCCCGATGATGAGGAGAAAGTCGGTGCATTGGCTACTTTAGGTTTGAATGAGATTGATGTTGAGATTGATGAGCACTCTCCCCATGATGGAGATGGTGCGACCATAGACTTTGACCCTATGGAACCCAGTGTAGACAATCCTTACGACAGTAAGAAGTCAAGCCAAGTCCCTGAAGACATAATGGAGAGGGTGAAGAGGCGATACGATGGTGGAACTAATTGATTACAGCGACAAGTTTGGTAAACGAATTGGTATGAAATACCCATACAATCCCGATCTCAACAACGCTTTAAAATCCAAGATTGGATTTCCCGGTGTGAAGTGGGATGGGGAACACAAAGTATGGAGCATACAAGACAACCGCACAGTCATACTGATTGCGGCTGAGACACTGGTAGACTTCGGTCTTGATGGTGAAGACCTGTACAACCGTGCAAACATTCACCCAGTAGACCAGCGCAATCCTAACGACTGTTGGGTAGAAGAGTCAGGTACAAGACTCAAAGTCCATTGGCCCTTCATCAAAGACGCAGAATTGCGAGAGCAAGTTAGGCTTGCTATCCGTTCAATCGATGGGCGCAAGTTTGAGCCACTTGCAAAATGTTGGAGCATTCCTCTAGCACAGGGTAAGATACTTTACAACACGATGAAGGACCTGTACCCTCCGCTAGCAGAGGCTATCCTAAACTGTGATGCAGCAGTGCATGATGTTTGGGACAGTATCAGGCGGGTGGAGATGAGCAGTGCTGCTGAGTTGTCGGCTGAGGACCTGAAAGATATTGACAACAGGTTGGAGTCAAGAATCCCCCCTCACCTAGAACTGTACCCGTTTCAAAAAGTGGGCGTAGCATTTGCTGAGGCTAGCAATGGTCGATGCCTAATTGGTGACGAGATGGGTGTAGGTAAAACAATACAGGCTATTGGTTATGCTGCCATCAATCATGCTAGACCCGGATTGATTGTGTGTCCTGCCAACGTCAAGTACAACTGGCAGAAAGAAATCAAGAAGTGGTTGCCTGCTGAAACAGTGCAGGTGATTGACAGTAGTAAGACAGAGATGGTTGCGGCTGAGTTTTACATCATCACCTACGATCTTCTAGTCAATCGATTGCAGGATATCTTGAGGATAAGACCACAACTAACTATCATAGATGAGGCACACTACATCAAGAACAGCAAGGCCCAGCGCACAGTCGCCACAATGACTGTAGCAAGACACTGTCCTAAAGTGATAGCACTCAGCGGTACAGCAATTGCAAGTAGGCCGAAAGAATTCTTTAATGTGCTCAACCTATTACGCCCTGACGAATTCAATTCTGAGTGGAACTTTAAGCAGAGTTACTGTGACCCATTCCACAACGGTTTCGGTTGGAACTTTGACGGGGCATCTAACACCAAAGAGTTGAACGAGCGCACTCGTGATGTGTGCATCCGTAGACTCAAGAGCGAAGTGTTACCTGACCTACCACCTAGAACAAGACAGTTCTTACCTATTCAACTTACACCTGAACAGCGTAGAACATATGACATTGCACAGGATGAATGGGAGCAGCGCATTAACGAGTACTATCTCAATGGTGAGCCTATCCCACCCGGCACTATGTTGGTCATGCTGGGTGAACTGAGAAAGAAGTGTGGAGAAATCAAGATACCTTATGCTTGTGATTGGGTAAAGGAATACAATTCAAGTACAGGTAAACCGTTGATTGTCTTTGCACACCACTCAGACATCATCAAGGGTATATCACTGGGACTTGGTGACCTGAAGGTTGCCAACATCACAGGGCAGACACCTGCTAAGGAGAGGATGGATATCGTAGACTCCTTCCAAGAAGGACATGTAGATGTCTTGGTCTGTAGCACAATGGCTGCTAAGGAAGGACTGACTCTAACTAAGGCTGATACTATTCTATTCATTGAGAGAGAATGGGTGCCTTCTGATGAAGAGCAGGCTGAGGCTAGAGTACACCGTATTGGTCAAGAGAGTGACAATGTACACTCTGTTTACCTGTCTTGTATGAACACTGTCGATGAGCACTTCGATCGAGTGGTCGAACAGAAGCGGCAGGTTGTTAAAGCGGTACTTGACGGAGGAGATGTCGAAGAGAGAAAGAGCCTAGTTAAGGAACTGGTGAAGAGAATGAAAGCAGATAGAGATTGGACATGGGCAGAGGTGACTGAAAATGTATGATAAGAAAATAAAAGAAATAGATGAGAATTTAGATGAGGTAGAGAATCTACTAGAATCAACTACTATAGTAATAGATAAGATGTCGGAAGAGATTGCCGATTTGAAAGAAACTAACGCAAGACTGATTAGGGAGATAGAATCATTGGCTAATGAATTGTCTTCTTCAGAATTGTTGGCAAGTGCAATTCGTGAAATCCAAGATGAGATGAAAAAGAAAAACAGAAAACTGATACTAATACATGAGGTGTAAACATGACAGAAGAAAAAGTACTAAGAATACAAGCAACAGATGTAGATACAAACGGTGTGTGGCATTGGGATGGTAAAGAGATACCACTGCTGGGTCGAGACATCCCCATCCCTGAGAACGTCAGGCTGGAGATGGACCCTGAGCGACAAGAGGTGTTGATGCTAGTCAATGCAGACGGCTGGCTAGACATGTGCCCTAAGTGTGGCACTGCTCCGGCACCGGGTGTGATACTAGTGACAGAGTTTACCAAGATGTACCCAGCGCACTGCTGTAACAGCATGATTTGGATGACAGATGAGAGGGATAACAATGACATCTACGAAGCATGACGATGAGTTATCGCCTGAGCAGCAAGTTGAATTGTTGTTGAGCGGGTTGGCAATAGGTGCTCTATGGGAGCCTGCCGGACATGGCCTGACATACATGAAGATTGGTGACAGAGAAGTTGAACTGATGATACAACAAGACAATTCTGAGTCAGCGCAGTCTCGTGTTAGATTGGGAATACTGATGGCTAAAACTGGCTGGCAAGTAAAAGAGGATAATGTACAGATTACCCCACCTGAAAATTTGTCACCGCAGCAACATTACATGAAGGAGCAGATGAGGCGACAAGAGATAGCACAGTCTACTTGGAAATGTGTTAATCCTGATTGTGGTTGCTTGTTATCAGCGTTCCCTCTTGAAGAAGCCGAATGGATTTTAGTAGGTCAAGAGAAAATGAACGATGATGAAGGTAACGAGCATGATGTAGAAATATGGGCGGTTAACATCAATTGTCCTGTTTGTGGCACACTGATTTCAATGGAGCCACTGGAGTTTGCAATGCTAGCCGGTGACGATCTGATGATGTCATACAGAACCCCCAAGGTTCAACTGGAGGCACTTGACAGGAATACAATTGTAAAATTAATTGACTCTAAACCCGGTGCAGATAACATACTCATCACCGGGTCGTTTTGTCCCTTCAGTGGTGCGTTACTACCGCCACACGTAAGGGGCGCAGTGGTCATGTACAAAGCAATAGAGGAGGAAGAATGATGAAGTTGAAAACTAAGTTTACTAATTTAGCAGAGGAAGTATTGAGAGAAGAAAAGGAAGCCTTGACAGTGAATGTAATCATAGACAAAGTTGCAGCAAGAGCACTCGCAAAGAGATTGAGTAACAAAATGCTTAAGCAGGTAACAGGTCGCACGGCAACCCATTTCTTTAGACAGGATAAACGCTTTGTAAAGACAGAGCAAGAGGAGTGGCGTGTCAGTTTGTGGACATTAGCGGAGGAATGAATATGAAAACACATTACATAGAAACAGACCACGGAGTATACGAGATTGTCCCACTATGGGATAGTCATGCACATTACATGAGAGACAGATATGACGAATGTGATGCAAAGTGGGAAATCTTTGCACCGGAAGGTAGGAACTTCAACACTTGTCACTCTTACTTAGAAATATCTTACAGGAATTGCTTAGACCATGTAGGTACGGCAGATTATATTTGTAACATAGACAATGACTGTGGATGCGAAGCGAATCATAAGGAGGAATGAATATGATTACGATAGAAATTACACAGAGAGAATGCGACTACATTAACACACTGATAATATCAAGGTACTTGCTTGACCCACATATCGACAATGAAGAATTAGTACACAGAATTATGAAACAAGCAGAACCACAATGGGTGAGATATAATGAGTGAGGTAGACATTGGTAAAGCATATCCGCAATACATCGTATGGCGCAAACCTGCTACGAGCAAGCGTCACAAAGGTAAGAAGGAAACAGTGCTTACCAAAGTCTACCCACCGAGCGGTCCACAAGTGGACATCAGACTACGCAACAATGTAACAGGTGGCTTTACAAGGGAGGGCATTCGCCTTTCTTTGGAAGATGCAGTGTCCCTGAGCAAGGCACTGACTAAACTTGTAGAGCATTTGCAAGAAGAGAGGGAGAGTGAAGAGGGTGTTACTGGCTGAAGCAGCAATGTTGTCACGCAGACTCAAGGAGTCCTATACGAGGTGGAGGCGTGAAACCGAATCAAGATCGGAAGCCTTCAAAATATCAATCAGAGCATTGAAGCAGCGACTCAGTGAGAGAGTCGAAGTGATTGAAGATGTCATCGATATATTCTACCCCAAGTATTCTAAGTACGAACAGCAGTTTGTGTCAGTGCTTTGGGTTAGAGACAATGTGTGTACAGAGTTGGGCATATCACCTATACACTGGAACACAGTTATGACAGGCAAACCAATCGTGCCATTCTTGGCAACCGAGTCCTCTGAGATAGGAGGCGAAGGCTGGACAATCAAGCAGGCACTGATGGCAATGCACCGCATCAAGGATGAGGGTGTGCTGTCTATGGCTCAAAACATGAACGAGGACGAAGCACTGCTGTTTTGGTCTAGGGCAATGGGTGAACAGGAACCCATGCCTATTGACAGATTCTTGCAGATGCTCTCGTATCTACCTGAGTCAAACGGCATAACCAATCTACAAAGCATTCGCCACCTACTGACGACCATGAGTCCTCAAGAAGTGGCAATCAAGATATTGCACAAGGAGTTAGTCACGCCTAACAATGAACTGTTCCTTCAACCGGGACAGCCATTCGTGGCACCTATCTTCCAAGCGTGGACATCGATGGTAGCACCATCAGGTGTGTATGCAGATGTGATGAAAGGCTCAAGGCGATACTTACACATCACTGAATTCCCAAAGGGTTCTTTCAGAGGAACGGTTTACTCTAGGGACAGACAAGTGGTGGGCAAGATACACACATTCGACTTGCCATTCCAAGTCGAGGCCATCCTTGAAGTAGAGATGTCCGGTGATAAAATCACCAAGATAACTGATGCCTATTCGATTGGCGAAGACTGGGAGGTTTACAGAGTAAACAGGTCAGAGCGTCTTTCTAGGGTAAACAGTTTAGAACCAACTGTCCCTGTTGACGGTGGCAAACTAGTGGAGAGCGGGTCGGACATTGGCTCCCTACTGAATCAACTAGACGGCAGAGAGAGACTGCGCCTAGTCAAGTCCGGTCCAGTGGAGATGCGTGATAGCAACGGATGGGTTGTAATTCAGCAAGCGTTCCACATACACTTCTTAGTAAGTGCAATTCGTAAGGATGAGGAATTCGATACAATCCTGCGCCTATCTGTGCTAGATGGTTATGAGACATTTGAGGTAGGTGAGAGCAAGGTTCCGACTGATGTAGCCCAACACATAAGAACGAGGCTGGGTCAACAGGGAGTACTTGCGGGGAAATCTTGGATGCCTATAGACGAATATGGTTTGGTTGTAGTAGCCGAAGTAACCGGCTTCGATCTTGAGAAGATGAAAGCCACACACTTGAACATACTATATGCAGATGATACACTGGGTTACAGTGATACATCACAACTAACAGATTTGATAGAATTAGCGGAGTGAGAGAAATGAACTGGAGAGAAATAATGGAGAAGTCAATCATTGGACTGGTGAGCGTAGCAATAGCACACATAGACAATGGTGACATAGACAAAGCGAGAGATACACTGACGGGGATTATCATATCCCTAGAAAGGCAGGTGGAAGCATGAACATCTTCGTCCTACATCCCAATGCAGAAGTAGCCGCACAGATGCACTGCGACAAGCACATCCCCAAGATGTGTGTCGAAGCAGCACAGATGATGGCATCAGCCCTGCGCCGACACGGTGTTACTGAAAAGTCTTTCAAGGTCATGGGTGTCGTGACAAAAGCAGGTACACCCTACAAAGGTGGCTACCATCATCATCCTTGTACAGTATGGGCTGGGGAAAACCGAAGCAACTTCACTTGGCTTTCAGTACACGCACAAACATTGTACAAAGAATACAGGAAGCGTTTCGGCAAAATGCATGCCTGTGAGTCTCCCATCATGGTCATGAGCGGGATGGCAAAACGCATCCCTGTTGGAAAGAGGACACCATTCGCACAGGCCATGCCCGACGAGTATAGTGTGGAGTATCGCCACCCCGAAAACATAACCAATTGTGACAACGATGCGGTGCAAGCCTACCGAGCATACTACCATTCCAAGCAGTTTGCTAAGTGGGAGAAGGGAACACCTGCTCCTAACTGGTGGCGAGGCGTGGAGGTGACGGCATGAGGCTTTCGGATGTACATAGAAGATGCTTAATTTGTGATAGGAATAGGGATGACCCAAATTCCAACATACAATTTAGTGACTTGTTTGGCAAGGGTTTAGTGTGTAAAGCATGTACTTCAAAGAAAGGATGGAGAAAAAAGATACTTGAGAGGTGTATTGTATGAAGCGAGGAGAACGTAAAGATGGAAGCGTAGTCAAACACTGCGGTATTCGCATAGCAAGTAAGTGGAATTATTGCCCAATATGTGGTAAGAAGAAGGAAACGAAGGTGGTTTCATGGTCGTAATATGGAGAGAAAAATATAGACCAAACGAAATAGACGACCTAGCAGGTTGTAAGGAATTCAAAGAAGCAGCCAAGTCTTGGCTAGCAAAGGGCAGCCTACCAGCAAACATGCTGTATGTAGGACCACCCGGTGTAGGTAAGACCAGCGCAGCCTATGCATTAGCCAAGGAGTTGTACGGTGACTACTTCGATCCATCCAACTTCATTGTAACCAATGCAAGTGATGAGCGTGGCATCGATTTCGTTAGAGAACTAAAGCACATGGCAAAGCAGAAAGGAATAGGAGTCAGGAGGCGCATATTCGTACTAGATGAAGCAGACTCTCTGACACCTGCGGCACAGAAGGCACTGAGGCAAGTGATGGAGGACAGTCACAAAACTGCGATATTCATATTGACAGCCAATGACATCTCTCCAATTCACAAGGCAATTAGAGACAGATGCCTCACATTCAGATTCAAGCCTCTCACTGATGAAGAGGCAAGAGACAAACTAACTCAGATACATTCGGCAGAAAACCTGCCGGAACCATGGCTAGAACAGTATACTATGTTGAACCGTTTGACCAACGGAAGTTTGAGACAAAGTATCGACATTTTAGAGGGTACACCCAAGACAGATGGTGGCCTTTTACAGAAACTAAAAAGCAACACTGAGAGCCTAAACAAGGCAGCACTCAGTTACATCGGTGAGAACTATCAACGATTAGCATTACACTTGAAAAACAACCTCAGAGAGGGAAACAGTCGAGTCGCAACCCTAATAGGGCTGAGGCATCGAGGGCGAACTCTACTGGAGGAAAGTCAAGAAGATTGGTACGCATTTATGCTGACATATGGAGAGTTTATTTTGTTAGCAAATATGTGGCCCGATGATGATGATTCCTTTGTAGACTACTTTGTAGCAAAATTAAGGAAAAACAAGGAGGAAAAAATATGAACGAAGAGAGAAAAATACCGGAGGGCGTACTAGAACGCTTAGAAGGATATGCAGAGAGAGCACAGAAAAAGATAGGAGAGGCAGTAAACGAATACCTTGCTTGGATAGGCGAGGAGTTTGCTGTAGACCATTGGCAAGACGAAGATGATGATTTGTTGGTTGAGTGGGCAGAGATGTTTACACTTGAAACACGCAATCTAGGTAGCAGCGGTAGCAGCCGTGAAACTGTAACATTCGTAGGGCAATTTGTAGGAATAGATGACAAAATCAACGACTACAGAGAGAATCTTAGAAACTCAGCGATTTCAGCATACAGAAACAATTCTAGCCAAGCCATAGACAACGGTTTGATTGGTATTGTAAAAGCAAAGGATGGGGTATGGCATGTCAATGGTGAGCCAACAAAGGAACGCATTGATGGTGACAGACTACCATGGTTCGGACTACAGGTCGATGGCGATCTGATATGTTTGATGAATGAGAAGGGCACACCTATAGCACCTGAAAGCAAAGTGCGCAACCTGTATCTTCTTGGTAATGCCAAAGAGGACTTCAACAAGGATATCAGCGTTTGGCGTGTATCACTGACAGGCAACAACATGGCCGAAGAATACGAATTTGGCAGACCAGTTACATGTCAAGTAATCAGGGCTAAGAAAGAAGGTTCAGATACAGTATACACTAATCGAGACTTTAGCAAGACTATGGTTTACACAGACACATTCGTGGATGAAGAAGACAGAGTGCTACTGCGACCTGAGAAATTCTTAGTCAGCAAAGGTATGCATGATTCATTCGTCGAACTAGATGAATTGAGCGAAGCCTACGATGAGCGCAAGATACAGGGTAGCAATGGTAACTACTACGGTCCAACTATCATCACTAAGGGATATGTCAGCAGGTTGAACAAGGAGCCATCTGACAACGAGTATGACCAAACTGGTCGTGCATTCAGACTCAGCGTTACCAGCCCTAGTGTACAGCGTAAGTATGGCAGAGACTCCTCTATGTCCGAGGTAACTGTGTGGGTACCGGGTCGAGTTTATGATGACAGTCACCCATTCGAGTTTAAGGACAATTATGGTGAATGGCAACCCTATGCAGAGAAGACACCTGTGATTATATTTGGTAGAGTACGCATGAGTGTGTTCAACGACCAAACAACACCAAGCCTAACAGCATTCGGCATCTATGTACCATCTCGTACAGCGAGGCCGGGTGCTAAGGGCGGTGACACTAGCATAGACCAATTTAGAAACAACGGAGATGAATACTGATGGCAGGATTTGGAGCAATGAAAAAGAAAGAAGAAGAAGAGAGAGCAGAGGCAATCTTCCAAGCGGAAGCAGCAGAAGTAGACAAGCAAGAAAAGGAACAATTTCCTATAATTGCATCTAACAGCAACTTCCCCGAATTGGAGGCAGAGTTTGCACAGCAGACTAACCCTAACAGGATGAGACCTAGTAAGGTAATGTGTGGTGTGGTTGGACACGAGGGCACCGGCAAGTCCGGCATCGTAATTGACGGTCACATGCACAGATACCCTGAAGGCATGCTTTGGGCATTAGACTTCGATAACGGGGCTATGGCTTGTAAAGAAGCACACTACCCCGGAGAAGATGACCGTATCAGAATATGGTCGCCTTGGGTATTCCAAACCGCTGACCGTACTGCTTACGACTACCCAGCGACACACAGTCGTATGATGGAATTGTTGCGATTCGCTGTAGAATATGCAGAGAAGCAGACTAAGCCTGAGTTTGGGGGTAGAAAACTTAACACTGTTTTGATTACATCTGTAGACCAATGGGATTCAGTCTGTATGAACAACATGAAGATATTCGATCTAGAGGATAACAACGCAAAGGATGCAGTCGGTGCTGCTAAGGTTGAAGTCAACCAAGGTATCGGCTGGAACTGGAGCATCAGGTCCACTAGATTCAAGCAAATGACAGCACTGTGTCAGAAACTAAACGCTCTCGGTGTAGACATATACTGGGAAACTCACCTCAAAGAGGACAAGGATGGTAAGGTCGGATTCGACGGCTGGAAGTTCGCATGGGAAAAGAGCGCAAACAACGACCTGTTCCAAATCATTTGGTGCCACGCTAACAAGGTGCGTGGCGATGATGGTAAAGAAACAGGTGAAATCAGACACGTTGCAGAGTTCTTCAAAGAAAAGACCAACTCTGACCTAAAGGGTCAAGAGAGGCTTTACTTCGTTACTAAGAAAGGCGAGCCTGCGCAATGGCATGGGCTTGCTGAACTGCGTGAAGGAGTCCTTTGATACAACACACCACCGGGGTTTGTCCAGTAATAAGCGGAAAAGGTTGTAGCCGGAAATAGTGGTTTCCGATTTCTCTCATCTATCTGTTTTCCACGAACCGCTTCCCCCACCTGTGTAGGTGATAATATGGTAAGTTTCAAAGTAAATAATAAGGAATTAACCCAGTTCATTACTGGGTTTGGTAAGGAGTTGCCGGATATAGTCTTCAGAGTGAAAGATGACTATGTCGAGTCAGCAGTGGGCAAAGACACTCACTATCTTAGGCGCAGAATGAATGTCAGAGAGGCAGAGACTGGAGACATTGCAGTTAGCGATGTTTCTAGGTTACTTGCGTTTCTGAAGGCTACTAAGGCTGGAGAAGTATCAATCAACCAAATGGGAAAGACTTCAGTTTTACACGTAGCCTGCGGTAAATCTACACTACAGTTGCCGACATCATCATACCTAACCACTCAGAAGCAACTGCCTCTAATCGAGAGATTGGTGGTTGAGGGTGAAAATAACATGTGGCAGAAATGGGCATCGTTTAGTTTAGACTGTCACGGTATAGTCAACGGCGAGGACTTTGCACCAGCAGCGCAATTCGATAAGGTGATTGGAGGTAAGTTTTCATGTAAGACATCATTCGATCCATCAGGAGAATTTGTTGTTAGTGCAGGGTCTAAGCCTAAAGGCAAGATGTTTGTCCGTGTACCTGTTACCAATTGCGAGTCTAACAACGATACAGTAAACTCAGCGTTTGCCTATTGGTTACCAGCACTTCTATCTAATCTACCGCCGGGACCACTCAATCTCCACACTGGAGATGAAACGGTGCTTGTGATAGAGCAGGGTGATACTGGTTTCCTGTTAGTTGTGATGGACCAAGAATACGAGGAGGACTAGTATGATTATTAATTCATACCACCCTGACCCTGAAGGCCACGCTCACATATACAAACGATGGCGTGATTCTGAAGGTAATCTCATTGAAGAGCACATTGACAACTTCAGACCTTACTTTTGGATTAGAGCAGAGACTAGCGATAGCGTAGTTAATAATGTGCTGAATCGATACCCCGGAAGTAGCGTGGACCGAAGCGACACTGCCACAGCACTAAAGACAGAAGAAGAATTGGTGAAAGTATACGCTTACAGACAATCTGATTTAAGAAGTATGCAAAGAGAATTCGATAAAACTTGGGAGGCTGACTTGAGCCTAACAGACCGATATCTCATAGATGAAATTAAAGAGATGCCTGAATGGAAACCCCGTGTGTGGCACTTCGATTTGGAATGGGATCCGCATGAGGACTTCACTACTGTAATGTCTGTAGTAGACAATTACAACAATCGGAATGTCACATTTTGCTGGAGTGAAGAGACAGCCAAAATAGAGGAGAAGGGCTTTGTTAGAAAGGAAATACGTCACGTAAAGTACGAAGACGCTGAATTCAGTTACGAGCGTTTATTTTACACTGATGAAAAATCGATGCATAGTGCCTTTTTGGATTACTTAGAGGAATGCAACCCTGACATACTCGTAGCCCACGCAATCATGTGGGCAGATTTACCGCACCTAGTCCGCAGACTAGATGAGTTTAGGCGGCTTAGTCCACTTGGGCGTGTATTGCGCCCACCTAAGAATGAGCGTGGCTACAAGTACACAGACCAGCCAATCATAGGTAGATTATGCTTCGATACAGCGGCACCCTATGACAGCGGTACAGGCTTTGAGCGTGTATGGAAGGATAGTGGTAAGCCACAGTTAGCCAGTCGCAAATTGGACTTTATCACTGGCCCTGACGTGCTGGATTATGGCGGCAAATTCGACATGGACGTGTTCACTGGTTGGACAGAGCGATTTGACGATTACTGCGATTATTGTATGCAAGACACTTTACTACTCAAACGAATGGATGAGGAGAACCACGTTTTGAGTTTCTTCATGTCACTACAGCGCATCTGTGGTGTAACATTCACTTCATGTCACAACGTCACTAGGTTCGCCCGTGGCTTACTTAGTAGACGCACACACTGGAAAGCACCTACTAACGCCGATGTTGAGAAACAAGACTACGAGGGTGCGTTCATACCTCCTCCAAAGCCGGGTAGATATGAAGGCGTAGCCTGTGTAGACTACAAGGGCCTATATCCTTCAATCATTTTGAGTCACAACTTATCTTGGGAAACTCAAGTAGAAAGAAACAGGGCTGGAGAAGAGGGCATTCACAAATTACCTGATGGCACTACTTGGAGTCAAACTAAGAAGGGGCTTTTGCCTCAGATTGTAGAAGAAATGTTTGAACTGCGTGACGAATATAAGCGTAGGATGAGAGAGGCAGAGACCTCAACAGAAAGAGCAGGTTGGAACACAATGCAACTTGCTACAAAACGTGTCATGGCATCTCTATACGGTATGGTTGCTAGTTCTTACTGGGGCTGGTGTGACTTCGACATAGCCAACGCTATCACAGCCTGTGGTAGAGAGGCAATCAAATTCTTAATGGAAGAATCAGAGGCTCAGGGCTATGAAGCCCTATACGGTCACACTGATTCAGCATTCGTAAAGATACCATTTGATGAGGCTACAGCGTTAGCCAAGCACCTAACAGAAAGAGTACAAATCGATCTCAACGCTAGTCACCTAATTGTAGAATTTGAGGCGTATATGCCATATTGGATAGTTGCAGGTAAAAACCTGTACTACGGTATTTGTTCGTGGCCCCCTGAAGATGAGGGCAAGGCCAAATCAGCCCGATTCGGTAAGATTTCTACTCTTGCACCTATCTCTCGCAACTTAGAGAGAGATGCCCTAAACATGATTTGTCAGGGTGCATCAGAATCAGAGGTAATAGACTTCATAAGACCTATTTCTTTGAAAATTAAGAAAGGTAAAGCAGAACTCAAAGAGGTAACTGGTGTAACTAGAATCTCTAAGAAATTAGAAAAATACGAAAAGCCAACACTAGGGGCAAAGGCAGCAGTATACTACAATAAGCACATGGCAGAACGATTCAACCAACCCAACTTTGATGAAGGTGACAGTGTTCCTTGGGTGTATGTTGCGTCGTCACCTAACTGGGCACCACCTACTGATATCGTATGTTACAAGGACATATCTGAGTTGGAAGGCTTTGAGCCTGATTGGGAGACAATGGTTGACAAGTTAGTGAAAGCCAAAGTAAAGCCTATCTTCAAAGCCCTTGATTGGGACTTGGAAATGGCTTCGGGTGCAACACGACCAAAGAGGTATTGGTGATAATATGGCGAGAGATTTTGAAGCATACAGCAAATCCACATATCAGTGGGAACCCGGACATGAAAAGCACCTTCGCATCACTAAGTCTAGTTTGACAAGCGATTTTGATTTCTGTCCACAACAATATCATTTCAAGCGCAGAGAGGGCAGAGAGACACCCGAAACTGACGCAATGCGCAAGGGCACAAATGTGCACAATGCGATGGAGGAATTTTATGTCTATGTTAGACCTAACTTGGATAAAGTACTCAAACTACTAAACGATAAAAAGAGAGAAGAAGCATTCTCTCTGTTTGTGAAAAGTCTACCTAAGCCTGAAGAACCCTATCTTCTAGGTGAAGAGGAAATACTAGTCAAAAGACTGGAATGGGAGTTAGATCGGCTAGAAGCCACTCAAGGTCAAAACTTCTTACCAGTTATCAATGAAGACGAGATTCATGTATTTACAGAACGCAGTTTTGTCCACAACGGGAAAATACATACTGTTCCTATACATTTTGCAGGTATGATAGACCGTGGCTTTGAAAACGAAGACGGCTCGATTAGTCTGATGGAATTGAAAACAGGTAAATGGAAGCAGAAGTGGGACAAGAAGAAGAATGAGTGGGTTGATGATAGATACAAAGTACAGGGAATGCGCAAGGAAATGGCGTTCTATGTTGATTTACTAAAGATGGCAGACCACCCCCTACAAAACGTCACTCACTGGGGCTGGTTCTACCCTGACGGCTCATGTGGAGAAGACATGGAAGGGGTCAGATTCGTAGATAGTTGGTCACACGAAAGAGTTATCAAATCATATTCAAACAAGTTGGAAAAGGACGTAGACGCTTTGTTAGAGGCGTACTTTAACGACCATTTCCCACCTAAACCACACCAAGGTAAATGTGCTTGGTGCAGTTTTACTGAAGATTGCCCCGCTTGGCAACCGGGCGGCGAGCACTATTGGCCGAGGTGGTGAAATGTATGTACAGTTTGATTTTCCAAGAGAAGTATTAGAGTTAAGCACAGAGAAGGGAAAGGGCTTCAGAAAGTTAGTGCGCAACAGCACTGAGTTTGAACGATATTGGGCAGGTAAAAATGGCGTATCTAACGCATACACCACAGTCTATGGATATCGTGCTACAGAAGCCCCTAATCACAAAAGAGTAAACCTACAAACTCCGATAATCAGACACTTTGTATTAGATTTCGATCCTAAAGATTTCACTGACCCTAGTCGCCCCGATGTAGCACTGGATGTACCTCTGTCACAGGCTCTCAGATTGCATAAAGAATTGCTAGAGAAAGACATAGAGCATGGTGTGTGGTTTAGCGGGGGCGGTTTCCACATATGGATAGCACTGTCAAAAACATACACTCCTGCTAGCGGCTCTCATTTATCGGCTATCAGAGAGGCTGGTATGAGAAAGGTAAACGACTGGATTAAGGACTTAAATCTGTACTGTTCTGACCCTGCAGTGCCATTCGACACAAGTGGGTTGATTCGTATTCCTAACTCCTATAATGCCAAGCGTGGTTACTGGAGTGTCCCTCTGAATACAGAGGATTTAGAAAGTGGCATGGGTCACATACTTGAAAAGGCCCTTGAGCCTACAAGTGGTGTCATATCCTTCGGGAAAAATGGCATCAAATTAGATGTAAAGAAGCCCGGTGAAAAAAAGGGCGTATTCCAAAAGAATACTGCACCATTAGACCTACCTACACTGAAAATGGATGGTGTAATCATATTACCTTGTCTCAACCAAGCAGCGTGTCACGTAGGGGGCAACCCCAGTCACGATGCTAGAGTGCAACTGGTGAAATATCTAGCAAAGCGAATGAGGCATTTCTTGCCCTTAGAGCGATTTAATTCAGACATCCTTACCACGCATACAGAGAAGATTGTTTCTTTCATAAAGGGCCTGCAATGGGCTGATTTCGATGAAGGTATCACTCGTTATCAGGTTCGTACAATTGTTGGTAAAGATTACCCCCAAACCTGCAGTATGCTATGGTCTAAAGGACTGTGCATGGGTAAGTGTAGATATTGGGACAAAACGGGGGCTATAGAATGACAAAGCACAGAATAAACTACCCAATAACTAACACAATCAAGCGTATGTTCAGAGCCTTTGAAGAAAACGGCGAGATACTATCAACAAACAAAGTATACTCCTTGATGCATGAGCAAGTATCACCTAGAACTGGAAGACTTTACAGCAAAAACCCGTCAAAAGGCACGATTGCTCAAATATTGAACAAATACCCTTATTTCACGAAATCAGGTTACATCGATGAAACAGATGTCAGAGGACACAGAATGAGAATCTGTACATGGAAAATAAATGAGGTGAGAATAAATGAAAGTACCTCTGATAATTGATTCTAATGAAAGAGGTCCGTTGAAAGATGCCGTGGTTAGGGCTGCAGAAAGGCAGGGAATACCCGTAAAACAGGTATTTCTACAGGGCATGGGTGATTACAAAGCCGGGGATGGACACATCGAGTGCAAAAGCATCTCTGACCTGTTTCAATCTACATATTCAGGACATCTGATGCGTCAGATGGAGAATTTAGATGCTAATTGTCAGAGAGTTTTCTTAGTAATTCATGGAGATCTAGCGAAGTATGTCAAAATTGCAAACAATCAGGGTAGAAAGACTACTTACTCTAAGTCACTTAATACACTCACAGGAATTATTGCCCGCATAATGGCTGACTTTGATTGTCACGTATGGAGGGCTAACAACTACAGCGAAGCGGCTATGTTTATCACAAAATTACATTCCAAACTACACACATCTGCATCTAGTCACGGTGCAAAAGCAATCACTAGAGTCAGCACTAACGATATTAGGGCAGACATGTTACTCGCAGTACCGGGTTTTGGACAAGATTTGGTAGAAAAATTACTAGAAAGATGTGGCAGTATAGAGGAAATGTTGCATGTCGAATCCGTTAAACAGGTGAAAGGGATGGGTTCTGTTCTGCGACAGCGACTAATTGAGGTTCTAACGAGCGAGGAACCGGTAAGAGTAGAGCGCAAATATAGCAAAGGGAGAGGAAAGATATGATAGACCACAGCGTAGAACACTATGAATGCATGCAAGAATACCCAATTTTGAGAGGATATTTAGAACACTTTAGAGAAGTATCGAAGGATAACGAAATACCGGGACTATTGTCCTTTTTCTTCATTTTAGGGCAGGTGGCTCTACCGTTTGTCAGGATGCCTATAGGGGCATCTAACATTGACCCTAGAGTGAGCATGTTTTGGATTCAAGATACTAGAACGGGTAAATCTGTAGCGTTTGAGATTATTCAAAAGGTCATGAAGGACATAGGAATAGACTGTGTTGACTATACAACTGGCACAGATGCGGCTATGGTGGGGTCTTGGAGCAGAGATGGCGATGACAATCTAATTCAAACTCCCGGTGTGTTAGCAGGAGCGAAAGGTATGAACTTTGATGAAGGTTCAATTATTCTAAAACCAACACAACACTCAGAGCAAACTGTACTATTCTTACAATCAGCACTAAACGCTGCAGGTACAGGTAGGAATTTCTTGACAAAACACTTGAAAGACGGCACCATTACAATTGAATCTCTTGTATCATTGTGGATTACTACATTCCCCCCACAGGGAATAAAGGAACACGTACTAGACAAGGGTATCTTCCAAAGAGTGTTGGTTTACTGGCGACATTGGACACTTGAAATGAAGCGAAATATCGCACACGAACTGGCAGACGCTGTTCACAACAAAGTGGAATTTGAAATGTCTTACGAGGAGGTAGTTGAATTCTTCACTAATCTCCAAACACGTCTAAAACAGAGAGTTCTCGATATCAATGGAATAAGTGGTGAAGAATGGATTCAATCTACTCGTGAATTGCAAGAAGGTTGGACTATGAACGCTATGTATGACATGTTTGAAATCGACGGCTCTTACAGATCGGCTCTGCACCAAGCAATCGATGATTACTACGATTTGGTTGAGAACATGGACCCCAAAAAGCAGGGTGTGTGCGCATCTTTCATCATGGGTCTTCAGAACTACACTAACATCTTGGCCCACCACATGGCTATGATAGAGGGTGTATGGAAAGTCACTGGTGACCATGTAGATATGGCTAAAGAAATACTATACGACCTGTATCACAACCTAATCGACTGGCTTGAGTCTGAAGTCAAGGTGGGCATGGCAAGTGCCACTAAGAGAAAATTACAGGCTAGTTGGAAATCGGCATATTGGCGTTGTGAGCACTTTGATTTCAACGATAACCGTGGACCGGGCTGGGCTAAAAAGGCTAAACTCATGGAAGTGTTTGGTAAAGAAGAGAACCTAAGCAGCAAAGCAGGTATAAACAACAAATACAATGAATCGGGGAAAAATGTCTTTGAAGAAACTCGTGAAGGGAAAAGTAAGTACGTAAGGCTGCTCAAAGAACACAGAAATAAGGAGGCCAGTAAGTGACAACGAAAAATTGCTCACTGTGTAACGCTGAATTTACCTTCAAAGAGGAGGGAATCAGTGGGTATTTTGGTCTTTTGAGGGTAGACTTCTGCGATTTCTGCCTAGCCTGTATGGGTGCGATGCAGGAAAGCATCAAGACGCTAACAGGTGAAGAGGAATGAAAGGAAAGCACTTCGTAGTGTTTGCTTATGGTAGTGAATTTTCGCACATAATCAATGCTCCTGAAGTAGTGGTAATTACAGGGGATGATTACCTCTCTGTATACACCAGTTATCGATCTTATGCAGATTCTAAGCCCATCAAATATTCAAAAATACAAGATGAAATGGCTACAATTGTAGATAATGGCGGGATATTGATTCTGAAAAATACTCAAGATTACGGCATTACGTTATCGTGGTCAGGAATAACTAAATCTACACCTAGTGATATGATAAACCATATTGAAAACCATATCATAAACATAGATGATGAACTAAAGGCACTAACTGGTCACAAAATAAATCTTAATGACACAGATTTACCCTCTCAGTTACATACTGAGATATATGCCCCTATTTGGCAAAAAGGAAGTGAAGCCAAAATAATACAAGAATGCATATCTGATGCAAACATAATACTCACATTAGTTAAGCGTTGTAGTAGCGCAAGCGATATAAGGGTGAGATTGAGAAATGAAGAAATACCGATGGAGTTTGATGTAGAATGGTAAACAATGGAGAGCAACAACAAACAGCACAGAGCCTGAACATTCGTGCTGCGAAAGCAATCGCAGACACGGTTAGAACGACGCTAGGTCCGGCGGGAATGGACAAGATGATGGTAGACGGTGGTGGCAATGTCATTGTAACAAATGACGGTGCTACAATTCTACAGGAACTTGACGTTTCACACCCCGGTGCTAAGATGATTATCGAAGCCGCTAACACACAAGAAAGCATGTGCTACGATGGTACAACTAGTACAGTCGTATTGGCAGGCCAATTACTAAGTAACACAGAATCACTGTTTGAAAAGGGCTTGCACCCTAACGTAATTTGCAAAGGTTACAGGCAAGCAGCACAGTGGGCTGTAGAGCATATACAATCATTATCAGAGTCAGCCAAGCCTCATCTAAAGCATGTGGCTCAGACATCGATTACAGGTAAGTCACTAGAGTCTGCTATGGAGCACGTCAGTGAACTATGTGTCAAGGCTGCAGAGTTGGCTGGAGGCGATTTTGAGCGCATCCGTGTCCTGTGTCAGCCCGGTGGAGGCTTAGAAGATTCAACATGCTTCTCAGGTGTGGTTTTACACAAGGAATTCATGCTACCTGCAATGCCAACCGTACAGGGTAAAGCGTTGTTAATCAACACTGGTCTCAGTAACAAGAAGAATGAGGACAATGTACAGGTGTCACTTGGATCTGCTGCAGAATACCAACAATATCAACAGACTACAACTAGAGATATTTGGGTCAAGAAAGCAGAGGCTATCATCGAGCGTCTTCCTGAAGGCGGTGCGGTGTTTGTCAGGGACCATGTAAATGAAGTGGTTGCCGCTACACTGGCTAAGGCTGGTATCAGCGTTGTGCAGCGTTTGCCTGAGAGTGACCTAACAGCACTTGGTCTACTTCTTAATACAGCAGCGGCTCATACTATCGAGGACTTAGGAGATGCTGTCGATGCAGATGTCGAATGCACCACTATTGGTGACATGAAGTATGTCGTAGTCAAAGGCAAGGGTGAAGTCACTACTCTCATCCTCAGAGGTGCTACTAAGCAGACACTCGATGAGACCGAGCGTGGCTTTGAAGATGCTCTTGGTGTCGTGTGCTTAGCATACAATACTCTTGAGGTCGTACCGGGTGGAGGAGCAGCATATCTTAACTCTGCTATCAATCTTAGAAGCAGAGCGGCAGAGATTGGTGGTCGTGCTCAAATGGCTATCGATGCCTTTGCAGACGCACTAGAAACAATCCCTGCTACTATCGCTGAGAATGCGGGTCACGATCCACTGGACACTGTACTGGCACTCAGAAATGAGCATCTGTCAGGCAACATCGATTACGGACCCGATATTGAGGATGGAGGGACTACATCGATGAAAGATGCAGATGTATGGGAGCCATTGAATCTAGTCAAGCAGGCCATTCAGTCTGCAAGTGAGGTCACTATCAGCATCCTGCGCATCGATGACATCATCGGTAAGCGTGGCGAGTGATTATTGCCTAGAAGCAGTAACTAATTCTCTAGCAAAACGTCCGTAGGGAAACCTGCGGGCCTTGCTAGACTTAGATTTAGGTAACGACTTTTCACCCAATTTGGACATATGTCCGCAGATGGGACATTCTTGAATTGTCGTACCCTTGCCGGAAAAGTAAACGCCTCTAATTACAAGGGGAATGCTTTTCTCGTTGCAGTTGACGCATTCTATCTGTAGTTCTGCGAGTAATTTACCCATAGTATCAAGCCTGTAGAATCAGTAGATGCCATGATGCACCATCGTATGCAAATCTAGCATACTTACCATTGGCTATATTGATGTTAGCGGCACTAGCGTTGTCTGTTTTAGCGTTAAATATTGCATTGAACGAGTTAGCGGTAGATATGTTCCTGATTTCAATTACATGGCCCGGTGGGAATGTACCGCTAGGTGTGAGTGTAGCGTGAGCACTACCTCCATTAGGGTTCATTAACCATATATTTGCTTGATCGAAGGTGAATGCGGTGTCAGCAGTCACTATGCTTACCTCGTTAGGACCGAGTCTATGCGTATGCATTGCTTTAGTGCCGCCTAGCGTTTTGGAAGCAGCGTAGTATAGCATAGAGTGTGAATCAGGAGTATGACTTTGCCAAATGGCTCCATATTCGCTGTCAGTCAAATCGCCTGATTCGGGTGAGCCATAAAGTGCTGCAAGATCGGTGTGAGAATCAATAGCGTTAGAGGCAGTGTGGAATCCAGTACCTGTCGTTATTCCACCCTTTGTCATGTGCTGCAAATAGATAGGACTGGTTCTGATAAAAACCCGCCTGTCATGCAACACTGGGGTGGCATTCAAAGAAGCAGTCACGGTCCCAGCCCCTCCTGTCATAGAATAACGAAGTACAGCCAATACAATTGATTGGTGATTACTGCGTGTATTACCTATGGAAGGATTGGACAAAAAGCCTGAAGGTATCAGTGGTGTACCTAGCGAAGGTACAACCGGTGTACCCATTTCATATCTGATTCTAGCAGTTGTACCACTATCTGAACAAATATAAACTACAACAAACACTTCACTGGTGGCAGATGGAACTGCTGGAAGCGAGCCATTGAAATTAGCAGTACCAGTTGCACCTATCGTGATTTGTTGAGTAGCACCCGGTCCACCTGCAAACTTGTAAAGTGCACCGTCTAGTACACACCATCCTCCATGAATAGTAACTACACCTGAAGATGCAGTCTCGATAAATCCGGGCGTTGATGCTGCTATACTGTTCCTCAATGCACTACCAACTGCTGTGTCAGACATACGAATGATACCGTTACCGTGTATTCCCTCATACGGGTTAGTCAAACTAGGAGATGATAGTCCATCTCCGTCTTTCAATCCTTCTGCGCTGCTACTCATACCTGCAGCGGCCATATGTCCTGCCTTTGGGTTCGTCATGGTGTCACCTCAATAATTGCTGAAAATACAATTTCGTTATTGCTTGTCTTAGTTATAGAATCGTATGTATACCTTGCTATAGCGGTGGTATCAGTCGCATCTGATGGGTTCTTGTATTGAATGACCACTTCTTTTAGAGGACTATTGAACGTGCTACTAAGTGGGACCTTTGCCTCAACTGATAACGTATGGTCATCTAACACTCTAACTACAGGTGTTACTACTATTGCGGGTTGTGCTGCACCAGCGTCGTCTTGAGTAGCCAACGTGCCCCCAAACCCAAAAACCACTTGATTAATTCTGTCTTTTAGTGAGTCGATTACAAACCTTGTCCCTTGATTTAATAATGGCATATCAGCCCCTCCTTCTGCTTGAGAATGTACCTTTATTCATCTTAATCTTTAGATGACTGTTAGCAGACTCAGGTAGTGAGTCTATTGAGATTTGGAATAATTCTTCGTCATCTGCAACTGCATGCGGAGAGGCAGTGGCGATGACAACTGAAGTAGTAGTTGCGCTGCTAACTTTACCTAGTAGGTTACCGTTGGCCTTGTAAACGAATGCATCTGCACCACCAGCACTGATAACCCCTGATGTAAATATTGAGTTTGCGTTTGTGCCATCGGTAGTGAAGGTGGTAGTGCCTATGGCGTGACCACTCCCGTTGTTGATTAGTATTCCTGTAGACTTTAAGTGCATTCTACCATGCACAGTGTTCCTATTAGGTATACCAATCACGATACCTGTAGTTGGATCTTTGACTTCTCTAGTCTCTACACGCCATGTAATCTTGAACTTGTAATCAAATGCAGTTGCAAATTCTTCTTGATTGAATTGTCTGTTCCTTTCTTCATTATCACGAGTACTGGAACCAATATCAACCTCTTGGAACCGCTGCAATATATCTTCTATAGAACCATCGACAGAGTTGATGTTTATGTCTGATTTCTTTTGAGTTAAATAGTGCCTAGTCGACAAAACTATCTTTCTATCAGAGTCAGTGATTGTTTCGTAAGATATTATGTCGCCCGGTTGAACTCTACTAGACATCAATGTTCCCATCAACTTTTCATTACCCTTTGCTTTCTTCGTCATGGCTAATACTCTGCGACCAATAGCCTTAGCACTGGCCTTTGTTATAGCAGTAGGGACATGGATGCCCCCTGATATCTCATTGACAGTGTCTTTTTGTGGCCCAAAGTCGTCAACTTGCACTACATTTTGGTCATTGTTAGCACGAGACTTTCCACGGACTATCACACGGTTGAGGGTGCTTTCACCCTCTGTTTCAATTGAGCCTTCAGAAACCATAGTTTGTGTAATTATGTGTTCTCTAGTATGCTTTTGTTGGTGGGAATAGTGTAAGTTACCAAACTGATCTGTGCTGACTTTGTAACCATCGTGCTTTGCTAAGAACCGCATAGCACTAACCCCGTCAGTTCCATAGAAATCCTGTGCTACGAATGTTCCACTAGGGTTTTTGATAGTAAGTCCGTTCAGAGAATTAGTGCTACCTTTTGCTAATCTACTAACTAAATCCGTAGTCCTTAGCCCTACGTTTACTTTCTGACCAATCCGTACCTTTTTGTCGGTAAAACCAATTTGTTTTAATTCTAAGCCTTTTAGATTTCCAAGTCTAATTTTTGACCCATCAGTTGCATCTACTGTAGTAGTTTCTATAGATGCAGGTGCTAATAATTGTTCAGGATTATTTGCACCAATAATTAATGGGGGTAAAGTAGATTGAGAAGTCTTGTCTAATTTTTCGTCATTAACGAATACATTACCAGTATATCTGTGTCCTTTGCTTACAGTATGCACTAGCCTAATTGTATCTTCCTCTTCAATCAAAGAATAGGTCCTATCATGAGTAGGCATGAAGTCACTAGATGTCGGTGCTTTCACCAAAAAACCACTTTGTTGTTTAGTATATTCAGCGTGTCGGACAGCATTATCTACAAATTTAGGCTTACGCACAGCCTTCATTATGACATTCTGTGTCGCATCAGCACGACCAGTTGCAAGATTCTTACCTACTGCCATGCTCACTCCCCGCTATGTTCTCCTGAGTTATAAGTTACATCGCCGTCGCTACCTTTTGGATGTAGTGTTTGGCTGTGCCTCGGCTGCACATTGTAATTACCTTCCTCATCATCAGGCGATTTACGACTTGCGTCTGCTCTAAAGTGTTCAAGTGTATTCTCAGACATGACCACTCTTGCTACCGGAGATCGGATATCGGTCTTGTCATACCCCGTCACATCGACACCCTCAATATTAGGCCCTTGGCTTGTAGGTACTGTTAAACTAGAGCCGGGAGTTATTGTGTAAACAGGTGCATACGGTGGACTACTTGGAGTGCCTGTCAAGGCACCCGGAGCATCACTTGTAAACAGTCCGTACTTACCTCCGGCTGTTGCTCTATAGAAGTTAGAACCGACTTGGTCTGCACTACTCTTCATCACAGGCGCAGGTCTGAAGAACTGTACGTGCTTACTATCCAACACTTGTGCTGGCCTATACAGGAATTCTATCTTGGAGTCAGTGAAGTTAGTATTCTGTATGATAGGGTCGTGGTTAGCATCTTGGTATGGGTTAGACGAAGTAGATACACCAGTTTGTCCCCATCCTTTCACATCTATTACTCCTGAATATTTGCTCCATTCCATAACGTAAGTGCCACCTAGAGGCCAATAAGCATGAGCGTTAGAGAATCTTGTAATTCCGGCAACTGGATTGGTGCTGAAATTTAGAGCAGTCATATCGAAGTTACCTAATGTGCGACTACCACCAGTCATGGCTCCTCTTAGATTGGTTCTCTGTCCTACCTCTCTGTCTGTGTGCAAACTCGCTGCCTCTGTAGACATGATGACATATTCTCTGCTGACACCATCATTTAATTCAGCAATGGTATCTACATCTAATCCCATTCTAACATCATCTCTAGCAACAGGGTCTACTAACCTAGTGTCAGCAGTAATTGTTTCTACTCCTTCGCCAACAGATGCACTCGGTTTGAGTAATCCGTCTTCGTCTGCTAGATCGAGTCTTGCACTGATACCTCTATCGACTTCGCCTGCTTGTAGAGTTTCGTTACTTGGTCGAACTAGTCCCTGACCAAACGCAGGCTCTGCTGTGCTGTGAGACAAAACTAGACCTGTAGCCTCATGTGTTTCACTGACATTCATGAGCATGCTTTCATTGAACACAGTAGGCCAACGGACACCCCTTCCGTCACCCCTGTCGCCAACACGCATAGCACTCGCTGGATTAAACCAGTCGGCAACACCCATGTTACTAGCATCATTGTTAGCCGTGTTTGCGTTGCCACTATAGCGGTCATTTCCATCTCCTGCAAACAAACTGTGTGCGGCTGGTCTGTGACTAACATTGGTATCTTTGTAAGCATCTTCAGGATCCCATGACGGTCTTACACCAAACCCTCTAACTGGGAATCGGCGAACATCTTCACCACGGGTATTACCCCACCAGTCGACCATGTAATATTTGTGAGCCTCTGCTAAATCTGCTATGTTCTTACCTGCATGGTCACCGGGATATTCTCTTCTTACTGTAGATGCATTTCGTATAGTTCTGACAGCACAACCAAACGCCTCTGTCATTCTTCTGCCATCACTATATCTAACCTGTCTACCGATTTGGTCTTGATTCAACAATGCACTTATTTGTGTTAATCTCTCTAGTATTCCTATGTAAGTAGCGTTGAAATCGACATCACTCGGAGCACCACCGCCACTATCAGCACCGACATAATCCCAACCGCCTGTTTTGTTGTCTTGCTGTACAAAGGGACCATGATAATAACCGAGTAAGGCGTTTGAATTAGCCACTTCTAACCAGCCACGAACATAATTAGCCCAACGGGGTCTATTGTAAGCCTGCCTTATTCCAAACCTATAACCGAAACAATAGTTACGAGCATATGCTGATGCTGATGTCATTTCTGCATAGGTTCGTGTTCTTATCCCAGTATTGTCATCAAAACCTCCACAATCCATTCCATAAGTTTCGCCACCCCAACCTATCAACGCACTAGCATAAGTTTCTAATCGACTTACTGCTCCTCCGCCGTGGGAGCCACCGGGCCAAAACCCTGCAAAATTGTATTTAGTAGAATTGAACGTACCACCTTGGTGACTCATTGTTTGACCAATATCGATAACACGAGAATCAATCTGTGCTGCGGTGTATATAGTACCGTCGTGGAAGTCGTCAGTAAACAAATCAGCATCGGCATCATGTGGCGGGGCAACCCACTTCATTGCAAATCCAAACGGCCCTTTACTAGCAACATAATTGAAATCATGGTAGTGTATAGTTTCAAAGTATTCAGGTACGTGATTGTACGGTTTCTTGTCAACAGGTGTATCAGCCACGCCAGTCTTGTCGTAGAAGTCACGGGTGCCACCTGTAGCAGTATCGCTGTACCAAGTAAACGGTCTGCCTAGATTTGGATGCCACAGACACAAATATGCGTCAGGCAAATGTAGGCTGTTTGTGTCCCCACTGCCATCTTTTAGGGATTTATCCAATCCACTAGGAATTTGTGGGAATAGTTTTGCTAAGACGCTAACTTTAGAATCCAAAAATACAGTATCTGAAGAATAGGTATTGTAAGGTCTAGTCAATTTCAAGACCGTATCTGCAGCAATATTAGCCCAAAATTCTGCGCTACCGCTAACGGTTTCAAATGTAGTAGACACGCCCAAAGTGGCATGTGCTAAAGTACCAGTACGATTAGCATAAGTAGCGGTGTAAGTTATACCATTCTTAGTATATTCTAACTCTTCTCCATAATAAGGCTTGACAGGGAATAAATCATTGTTGTCAACGGTAATCGTGCTACCTCCCTGATTAGTAGAAAGAACTACACAGGTAGGATTCAGGCTTCTGTTACGATTGTGTGCTTCGTAAATGTCCATGAAAGATGTAGGATAGCCTGCAATAGTAAGTTGTGCTCCAATACAACCGTAAGACATCCTACAGAATTCGTAATAGTTGTCAGGCTTATGCCATTCTAAGTGTCTAAACTTTCGAGCGGCGAAACTATCAGCACCATCTTTGTGCAATATACCCCACCAAGGAATAGTCACCGTGTAACCCGGTGTAGCACTACTAAACATACCGGGTCTGTAAGGCATGCTTCTTCTGCTAAGTGAAGGCGAACTAGTTTCTTGTACACCTAATGGATTGTATAATCCTAAGACGGGGATATTAGTGAAATGACTACCGTAATCAGGTTCTATATCAAGCATTATTTCATTAATTATTACTTCGCAACCTCTGACATCTGCCATTATAGCGTCTGCTAATATGAGTGTATGTGCTCCATTAGTACTGATGTCTTGTTCAATTGCAATAACTGTATTTACCTGCTGCCCAGTCAGTTCTACAACTGAACCATCGGGTACATCTGTAGCAGGACCGTTCGCATGGAATCCTTTGAGTTGCTGTTTGAATAAGTTTGGTTGTATGACAATTTGGTAAGCCCCTACCTCCATCGGATCGGGGAAGTGGTCATTGAGAGTGTATGTACCTGCCGCCTCTAACACTAACTCGTGTCCACCAGCAGCGTTCTTAGTACCTGCATCTCCTACAGACGCTGCTACACCATAGCCTTCGTACTTAATTTTAGTTTCAGTCAACAATGTAAATCCTCCACCGTGTATGTCGGATGGAGAGAATGCAGCCGTTGGTCCTGAGAAGTAAATGTAAGGGTCACGACCCGGCTCGTGCGTAGTCGTAGTCGCAGTCGTACTGGTGCGTGTTCCTTCATTTGTACCAATTAAACTGTTGATAGCAAAGTCGTTACTAGATGTCTTACAACTTTGATTTAAATCATATATTCTTTGGTAAGCAGGGTGAGCATAATGTCCCGGTAACAAAGCCATGGTTGGGTTGACATAATGATGACCCATTCTTGGAATAGGCATAGGTGTCATCTTAGGACTTGAGGCACCTGCAATATATTGGTAAGGTATAGATGGGTCTGCAAAACTACCAGTACTTGCTGGTAAATTGCTATACATATTGAACCAATCTGTAATTTTCATATCAGGGCTTGCACCACTATACTCGCTGTGGTCACGAAGTCTACGAGATGCAAAAATACGGGTGCTACCTGCAGGCATGTAATAACTCGGAACAATTAGCAATGAGCCTTCATTGCTGTCTGTAATAAACTGCTCAAAGCCGGGAGAAAATACAACACCAGTAAATGTGTCACCGCCATCACTATCTATACCTGTATAAGATACAATAGTTCCTTTGCCCGTTATTTGGTCATAGACTCGTAAAAAGTATCTGCCTCCACTTTGTTCAGTGCTATCTGTCCAATCCGAAGAAGAGAGTACACCACCAGTAACAATTGTATTGGTAGTATGACTTATGTAAGGTGTTTCTTCTACACCATATCTGTGAGTGGAAGTGACACCCATCTTTGTTACATGGAAATACAGGCTTCTGTCATGCGGTTCATAAGATGTAGACAACGGTCTGTTACCGGTATGGTCTTGCCAACCCTCTAGTGTAGATGCAGGGAAGTCTAATCTATGCTCATTCTTTTTAACAGACACATCCGTACCGTCTTGGCTTACATGCTCCCATCCGTTATTTTCCCAAGTAGGCCACAGACGAGGACCAGCGTATTTATTATCAAACATGTCCGTTATGTGTTGTACAGGTTGTGCTGGGTGCTGAAGTCCACCTGAACCAATAGTTTCATTTTGATATGCTTGGATTCTATCAAAGCCCGGTCTAACAATTATGTTACCGGGTATTTCATCAGGATTAGGCAATCTAATTTTCATATTAGGAGACACACCTGTGCCTGCTAATGCTGGTGCTAAACCTTCAATTTCTCTATCACTTACATGCCTAAAGTCCATGATGACCGTACCTAGAGGGGAGCCACCTTCTAGTCTATGCTCTTGACCTGTATCATCCACTACAGTCATACTTTGGAATTGGAGTTCTTCATTTGGTATCATCAATGCATTTCTAATTTGCACAGGGTGTTGTTCTGCTAACTGAGGATGCGATAATTCTTGAGCCTGTATTATAGGGAACATAGCAGAATTAGTCGATTCAAAACTAAATCGTACATTACCCAATACCTTTTCACCCACTAATCTATATTGCTCAGTACCGGTGATTTTGCGCTGTACCCAAGGCACAGCACCCAGTCCTCTTGCGTTAGCAGCAGGCATAGTTAGGCTTCCTCCATCCATTCGCTTCCAAACTATGTGCTCTGCTGAAAAATTACGAGCAGCAGATCGTTTATCATAGAAACCAAATAATCCGGGGTGAGGCATAGCAGTAGATGCTGCAGAGGGATTCAAGTAATCTTTCAAGCCGCTATTGCCCACACATTCCACACCATGTGTTCCAAAATTTTCATGGAAGTTAGAACCTTTAACTATACTTTCATCCCAAAACAAATCACCAGTTGCATGTAAGCAGGGGTTTGCCTGCACCATGTCACCTGATTGTATGGTACGGTGCCATTCAGCATCAGTAGGTGCACTGCCCGATGCAGGGTAATCTGAATTATCGAATGGTCTAGTGAAGCCGCTGTGCATCTGTGTCTCTACACGAGGACCAGCGTTAGCGTAAGCCACATAGCGTGATTTGTTGTGCACTTTATCAGTGTCCCATTTAATGGTACCAGCGTGTAAAATGTTACCGTTTTCTTTCGCCATTAGCCAATCGCCTGAACACAATATACCATCTCTGTCTGCTTTAGCAATGAGAGGTAACTCACTTTCATTTGTAATTGCAATCAAATGCCTTGAAGATAAACCGTTTACACAATATTCAGAAAATGTTGCCGAGGCTGTATCTCCGGTTCCTACGGGAGCAGATGATGCAAGACAGGTTTCTGCTGCACCATATGGGTTGAAGCCGAGGAAAGGATGCCATGCACCAAGTCCAGCAGGGTAAAGTCCTGAACCTATCTGAGTACCCGTGTAAGAATTCAAGTAAGAATATGCTTCGCCTGCCCAACCAACTGCACCAACCGGCTTGGTTCTATCTATTGCGTCAATGAGGCCGTTGTAATGCACCTGACACATATGGTCACGAGCAGTAACTGATGCGTCATTGTTGAGTCTATGTGTACCTGCTTTAGTCCAAACATATGCCTTAAATGAGTTGTCTACGGCGACATCTCTCATATTCTCAGGGTCGGTAATATTAGTATTACGAGTCACAGAATTTATAGTAATACGAGCGTCATTTGAAGAGCCTCCTTGTTGAACAATTACATCTTGAGCACTTACATATCCTGAACCCGGATTGGTGATTGTTATACCTGTGATTTGGCCGGAGCCATTCACACTTGTTATCTCTACAGTCAGGTCTGTACCTGTACCGCTACCTCCTGATGTTGCTAACCCTGACGCTGCGGAGTACCCGCCAGTTCCCGGATCTAATATAGCAATAGCAGAGGGCATACTAGATGCAGGTCCTTTGCCAAGATTGAAGATAAGCGTACTAGAATCCGGTCTAGCAGTATCTATGTACGGAGCATAACCCGCTTGCCCTCCACTACTCACTCTCAACCATCCATACTCAGGAAGCGTAGTAAGAGCACTATTAACAGTTAATGTTGCTCCGCCTCCGCCACCTTCAGGTGCATAGCCAGTAATATCTAATTCCACCCAACCGTATCTGTCCTGCTTGTGGGCACTTTGCATAGACGGAAGGAATGTACCACCAATAGCCTTGAGCGGGTCTTTACCGGGGAATGTATTGATAGATGCACTGATGACTGCCCCTAACTCTTCTGCGTTTTGTACACGAGTAGCATCTATTAGTACAACATTTTCATCACTTACTTGGTTATTGGGCGAGCCTCCATATTTACTAAGATATGCTTCGGCTAATAACCCACATGGTCTAAACGCAGACACATTGTGTTTGTTAGTATCACCTGTGGCTAGCCTTCCGTTTTCTACTGGATGTTTTGGATTAATATTGACATGGTTATCAAGGAAATGACCACCCGGATGATAGCCTCCATCCATGTGCCAAAGTCCGAATACCTTCTTTGTTTGAGGATGAGAAGCACTTTCTAAAGTATTACCAGCCAAATCATCAATTACATGGTTAAAAGGATGTGCTGCCGGTGGATATGAAAAATGAGGAACGCTGAAGATTGCACCTTCATAATAAAACGCCTTGTCATATGTTTGGTCAAACGTATCACCGCTACTAGCGTGTACACCTAAACTTGGGAAACCTTTAGTCGGCTCCCAATTCATATCATAATTAAATCCACTAACTCTGTTCTTTTGGAAAAAGGATGTCCTTGGTAAATGAGCAGAGGGGGTTAGTGTTGTATTGAATCCGCTAACTGAACTGCCACCGTTGGCTAATTGATTAGGTAAGAAAGTTTCACCACCGCCAGTCATTTCAATAGGAACTGCACTGTACCCATTACCAAGGGTCACTATATTCGATCCTTGTGGCTCAAAGTCAGCACTGTTATGTGGGAAAGCCTGACCCGGACCAAACACAATGTATACAGTTTGGTCAGCGGCATTACCTGATGAACTATACCTAGCGTGGGGATGTGCAAACCGGAGAATAATTGGACTTGGTAAGTTAACTGAAACTGAATTTGTACCGTCAGTATAGGTCGTGCCTGTAGCCTTGTTGTTCGCACCTTTAGCCATATCGAATGGCAAAATACCGTCTTGATTAAACAACGGTGGGTTATTTTTACCCTTATGGTCATCTAAATAAGGTGTACCGGGGAACATAGCCAGCATAGCATTAGTATCGAGGAGAGCATAAGAGCCAGCGATTTCTCCAACATTTTGTAAACCACATGAACCAGTTGGGCCACCAGCATATGGGTGAGTATAGAAATCCCCATAGTCATTCTGAGTACCATCATTAACATCCATCACAACACCACTAAAGCCACCACCAAAGTAAAGTGGCACCCAGTGGTCAGGGCTGTCTCTTCCTCCTCTAAAGTAGAGGAACGGGCTAGACATCTTGCTTCCAGCCCTACGAATTCCATCTGTTTTCATGCCATTTTTGACATCACCATTTCGCATAAGAATATCAGTCGCAGTAACTGTAGATGCAAAATTAGCACTGGTTCCTGTGGCAGCCTCATATGCTAATTTTATTTCTGCATCAGAACCATCTCTTTGACTTTTAACTTCAGCATACTCTTCCGACCCTAACCACAAAGTAAATCTTTCACCCCAACTTTGGGGGTCATCTGAACCCGGCACACAAATAGAATACAAGAAAGTGTTACTCGCTAAAGTCAGACGGGTTGAAGACTTAGCACTGAGTTTAATCATTGGGCTATCTACCTTTGGAATTATGTGGTCTCCCGCTACGCCAGTAAAGTTTTCACCACGAAGGTTTCTTTGCCAAGTCGATATGTCTAACTGATTGTTTTGGCTGTCTACCAAGATCGGTGTAGCAGTATTAGCGTTAGTGCCTCTGTATCGAGTAGTGATGTGCAAAACGGTTTCAGGAATATAGCCGACATCTAATCTTGTACCGTCATCTCTTTCGCTGTCAGTAAGTCCACCAGTGTGTTTTGAAGTTACGGTTGCGTCACTGCTCGCACCCTCCATCAATCCCCAATCTTTGCTTCTTGAAACATTGAATAATTTGCTGAGAGGTGTTCTATTTTTATTATTGACCTTGACTCTAATGGCAGTGGGACTTACCCCCCATTCACCTAAAGTTTTACCATCAGGTGCAAACATGTGCGTACAATCAAAACTAGTTGCTGAAACACTTCTATCATTTGCATCAGGCATAGTCATTGCAAACTCAAACGCTGCTGCAATCACTTCATCCGTTAACACACTAGTAAAATTGATTCTTGGACTCAATAAATAATCCGCTGAACTTATAGCAGCACCAGTCCCACCTTTGCATCCGTAGAATTTGTGTGGGCCATTTTTGTCGTTATGAGTCCTGCTCGTGTAATGAATTGTAATACCTTCTTCGCCTGTGCCATCTATCGTCAGTTGCAGCATCCCTGACTCAGGAAATCCAAGGTAGCCTAAAATGTCGGGATGGGATAGAGTACCACTTGAATCGTAAGGTGGAGAAAGGACAACCGCTATTTCTTCATCCGTGCTTGAACTGCGAGTTACCGCACAATGTATACCTACAGCAGGAGATGGGTAATTGTTCCAAAGATTACCTTTGTATTCCTTGGGCGTACCCCCGCTTACCTCCCCGCAGACTTCACCAGTGCCCACCATATGTCGACCAATCGTAAACCCACCCTGTGCTACATCTTTGTCATCAAAGTAAATCACAACCTCTTCGTCAAATGTAGGCGGTACCATTGTTAAGTCGTTACCAAATGGTTTGTCACACTCTTTGTATACCATTCTGATTGTGTGGTTGTCACCTCTGTGGTCTTCAAATCTGATACCATACAAATTGCCGTTACCTATGTTGGTGGGCTTCATTTGCTCTTCCGGTATGTAACCTCTAGCATTGTCCGAGGTATTTATTGTGCTACCTAGCATAGCAGTGGAAGCGTTAGATGCGTTGCCATATATCGATTTGAATCTGTCATCGCCATCTCGACCCATGCCCCATCTTCCAGTGTTAGGTGCCCAACCCGGTATACCGGCTTGTGTTAGCCCACCAAAATTAATACGGGCTTGTGCAGATGTTCCTGCTCTTAATCCATCAACTAGTGTAGATGATGGGCTTTTAGTTTCAAATGATTCATTGACTACAGTGTTTGAATTTCTACCCGAAGCATTTTCACGGAATGTGTCAGTTTTTTGAGTTGAACTTGCAATAGTTTCCGGCCCTAAACTTAGATTGTTTTCAAACGCATCCAGTGTTTCTTCAGGAGGAATGTATTCCTTCAAAGTAGTAATAGGGGCAAACGGTCTACCAAATCTATTGATTGGCATAGGAGCAGGGTGCATGTTTTCACCAGTTATCTCATCAGGTTGGCACCAATAATTGCGGAACCTACCACCGTGACCAATTAGGTACTGTGGGCGATAGGGAGTTTGTGCACGACTACTGTCTAACCAAGCACAGAAATTTCGACCCTCTGCACCGGGAACAGTGGAGTGTATTACAACAGAGAAACCTTTGTTGCCGTTAGAGTCAAGGACTACTCTACCAAGATGAGCACGAACATAACCCATATGCGTTCCTTTATCGTGACTAGAGAACCCTTTCTTTACATCCCAAAATGGTGCAGGATCGTGAGTAGAACCAGTGCTTTCACCTAGATGTCGCTCCTTTTCTTTCCTCGCATGAGTCCTGCCATTTTTTGCACCGGCTTGATTTATTAGACGCACAACTTCACGAGCGGCTGATTCTATATTGGTAACACCATCTCGTAAAGAAACTTCACCAAAATCAACAGTGAGTCTTCTTACGAAGTCCATTTTAGTCCAATGGTCTAAATTATTGAGCCTAGTTTCTTCGTGCCCACTCAAATCCAAAGTGCTACTCCTTATTCCTTTTAGTGCTAGGAATGCAGGTATAGCACGAGTACCATCAGGAGTATCAAAGAAAGTAGATGCCTCTCTTGAGTTCTTATCAATTTGCTTATGCAATAACAATGCATCAGCAGAGTTGATTACAGCATCATTAGTTCTAGGCATACCGCTATTCGTTGTATAGTTACCCACATCGGGGCTATGCGGAGAAAGTATGGTTTGAGTGCTAGCGTTCCATGTGCTTTGATGCGAATATGCGGCTTCAATAAACTGAGACTTAGTAGTTGAAGTGAGGTATTTGTTTTGACTTGGGAACCCGGAAGCCACGTCTAATTGAGAGCCGGAGGCTGCATCACTGTGAGAAATAACACCTGTAGTGGTGCTGGGCGCAGTCCCTATCTTAGTTGCATCAGCACTACTCTGAACTTGCATCCAAAGGTCTTGGAATGCAATAAACTCACGGTCATGTGCTACGTCATACAATAAAACACGAGTATGTTCATCATCTGATTGATAGGGGTCTAAATATGCGACTGTGGGTGCTAGGTCAGCAGATAGACCTAGTGCCTCATAATTCAACTCAATTGTTTTGTTGACATGTTGCACAAAATTCTTTGCTGTTTCTATACAAGTATTACCAATCAAAAAGTTCTCTAAAGGTGTGCTGCTTCTTGGGTTAGCATTCATTGTTCCCTGCCCACCATTGAAACCGGTCCAAACTTTACCTTCGTTTAGTGTGCCTCTGCTCTTACAGAACAATCCTTCAATTGAATGAGGATTTGTATAGTGCATGTTCATCCAAACAGTATCACCATCACGAAGACCACCGGGAGCATAAGGGTAAGCCCAACTTCTGTTCAAAAGTGCTTTATCGTTAACTTCAGGATATATCGTACTAGGGTGAGCATGCATATCGACAAGCACTACTTCGTCATTAAATGAAGGAGTAAAACCTGTGTCTCTGTGGTTGAGAGTGATGGTTGTGTTAGTTATTGATTCGTAAAAGGCGTAATGCAAAGTACCGCTAGCATCTCTATAGGCCAGCCTGTAGCGATAACCTGTGTGACCATCTACACCTTCTTTATCTACAGGGAAAAGGCTAGCATCTTGCAACTCTAATACATTCGTGCTTGTATTCAAGTAAGAAACTAAACCTTTCGCTCTACCACTTTGTATTCTGTCAAGGTGAGGATTGACACGAGGTCCCGCTCTAAATTCAACTGCACTAACATATTGCTTCATACCGTAATCGACATTGCCACCTTGCGTCATTACGTTTGACCTGTCATAATAGAAAGAACGCCTTCCTTCGTAACCAGCACTCTTGAGGAGAGGGTTGTCAGCAATAGATGAATAAGACATGTCTTGATAGCCCGGACCCGGAGTTAACTGTACGCCCACTGCAAACTCTTTGACGAAGTTTTTGCTCATTGCAAAATTGCCACCAGCAGTTGCTGCTGATGCTGCTGTGATTGTATTGTTATTTGTATCTCTATCAATGTAAAGTACCCACTCTCCACTCGGCAAAAATGCTCTGCGGAATCTAGCACTGCCGTCTATACCTGCAACAGCGGTAGGGCCAGCGGTAGGGATGGGGAATATACTTGCATCTTCGACATGAATCAAAATTGGAGCACTCGTATCAGTAAAGGGAGCAGTAATCTTAGTACCCGATCTGTGAGTATTAGTTGCTATTGAATATGAAAACGCACCAAATACTTCAGGGTCTTGAGGTCTAATTTCTTCATGCCTTCTACCCACTGGATTAGGTGCCCAGTTGCTAGCAGTTCTAGTGGCATCAATATGTATCTTCATACTGTTGTCAGGGCCGGGGAAGATACCCTCGTCAGGGTTATCGAAAAAGAATTCTTCAAACAAAGGAATTTCTACTAAAGCACGAGTACTAGCATACTGTGTGCCTAGTTGATAGTCGTGTTGCACGGTATTGAGGGTTTGGAACAATCTATCATTGATAGTAGTACCATCACTACAAACAGACTCTTCAAGGAATTTATCATCAACATGCAGGTTACCTCCGACTATGTTTGTAGAGCCAACAGCAGTAACCCAATCACTAAACGTATCTGCCTCGCTGCCATCTGCTAAAACAAACTTACCAGTGCCTTGATGACTACCCGATGCAAATGTAAACTTGACACCTGTCTTTGAAGCGTACTCTGCGGAAGCAAACTGAATTGCTTCATTTACATCTGTCCTTGGCATCTCAAGGTAAACTCTACCTACCTTTGGGAAGCAATATGTTCCCCAAGATTGTAAGTCAGTCGCACGATTATTGAGAGGCACCACTGTAATTGTTCTAGCACTAGTGTCTACAGCACCACCATTTACTACGCAATCACGCCTTGTACTCCAAGGCATTCTAGCAGTGGGACTGGTGCTCCAAGTTTCTTTTGTATTGATTGCACCTTGACCGGGACCACCTAGTGTAACTGTAACTACGGGTGCTCCGGGCATGATTTCTTTCACTATGTGAGAATCAGGTGACCCATCACCCTTTGCACTGACGCTGGCACTCGCAATATCAGATACAAGTCCGTAGGCCAACAGACTAGAGGTCCCATCAGCCTCATCACCAAATGACAATACTCTGCCTCTCGAAACAAGATATTCTATTGATATTGAATTAGGAGTAGATGCATCTGACCTTAGTTTTGCTAACTGTGAGAAACGCCTACGATCGCTTGGTTGCACTGTCAAAATTACCTTTTTACCTAATACTTGGTGCTCAATAATATCAAAGATTTCGTATACCCCAGTAGATTGATTTGTTGTTCCAGTACCTAGTTCAATAGGACCGATGAATAATTCTTCGTTATCTTGCAAAGCGACTGTTGTTCCACCGCTACCTGATATGCGAATAGTGGTTTCAGTTACCGTATGGTTGATTGTACCAACTTGAGTACCATCCACTTTGTAAACTATGTCCCCGTCAGCAAATATTGTTCTAGCGTCCACGCCATCTACAGTCAATGCAGTGGTAGTATTGGCGGCATAGCCACCGTTATTGTTAATTAGTAAGCCAGTCCTAACTCTACGATTAACTGGCAACTGCCTAGCCATATCTTCGACTTCTTCTAGGTTTGTTGGGTTATAACTACGGGACACTATTATCTTGCTAAATTGAGATGACTTTGAAGACAAATTAGCGTTAGCAACTGCTATGCCTTGTGGTGTTTTAGCAGGAGTGTCCGTTGCTGTAAGTGGTAAGTAATTTTCAGGACATAGTGTGAAATCTAACTTTGGTTCTGCAACAGTGCCTTCTTCTGTATCTCCTTCTAAGTCTCCCTCAGTAAAGCCAAAGTTTTCAGGCATGTCAATTTCTATTCTGCCTCCGGGCGAATATATATCCAAATCTCCTGCATCTAACGCAGTGTGAATAAGATCGAGAATAGAAGTGCTACCAGTAACAATTGTGCTTACATCAGGTACAGTCTTTGTTACCATTATGGAAGGACCATTCATGCTTAATTTTACAATAGCACCTGTAGTGTCTGCAGATTGGAATGCTGAGTCGGTAGCCGCACTAAACGTGACTTTTTTGGTAGTGTGATTTAGTGTAGCAGTTATAGAAGGGTTTGTTGTTGCAGGTGTGTCACCTATAGAAAAGTCAGCGGCAGACAATACTGCTCCATCTTTGCCAAAAGATTTGATGCTTTCTAACTTGATGGCTGTAGATGTGCTAGTAAAAGATGAGTCTATCCTAGACGCAGCAGCGACAGGGAAGTTGATTGAGTTGTGACAAACAGCATTGTAATGCACTTGTATAAATGGTGCATAATTGTAAGTAGATAAAGAAGGCAAATCAAGTATCGCAATCCTCGCATCACTAGATGGGACTAAATGTCTAGCGGCTTCTTTAGAATCACTCAATGCACTTGTGCCACCAATCGATTTAAGATTGAACAAACTAGAGTCAAATGTTGTACCACCCAAAGCGAGTATACCTCTTTGAGTATCTGATATGTCGCTCATACCATTTTCTACAATTTGTTTGACTTTAGTTTTGTGAGCGAGATTGGAAATCCTGTTAGCAATATGTGAATCATAAGCAGATATTTTTGAATTGATGGGCACTGTATCTTTGATGTCTGAATACTGAGAATCAAATGATGCAGAAATCACATCAGCCGATGCATCTAATTTTTTATCTACAACTAAATCAGAAACAGGTGGAAGAATACCCATAAACGGGTGACTCTTAACGTGATTTAGAGTGTGTCTACCTGAGTGACCTATGTAAAAGCCGTCGCCGGGATTAGCAGAAGATGCTGAAAACTTATTGTAACTATCAGAATCAATAGCCATACTCATAGAAAACATAATCCCATGGTTTTCAAAGTCACTTTCATCGATGCAAACCTGTCCTTGTTTATGAGAAAATTGTGTTCCGCTACCCTGTGGTTGGAAGTCATTACCATTACCGCCATCAACAATACAATCTCCAGTAACAACCACAAAGAAGCCAGCATCATGTGCTTGTAACGCTCCTCTTCTACCATTCGAGGTAGCATCAAAGTCAAGGTGAATAGATTCTACAGTAATAGTTCCTGCACCGCCATCTATTGCTGTCAAACGTAAACGCTCAGGTGCCTTTGCAGTGGGTTTACCAGTGGTAGAATTGTAGCCGAGAGGGTTGACAATTATATTGTAGGGCACTTTAGGTATGGTAATATCACTAGTTGATGTTGCTGCATATTTTTTTATCGTGTAAGAGCCTAGTGAATTCCAAGGTGGCGATGCGGTAAAATTGATGGTTTCAGTTATACCGTCACCTGCTAACTCTTTGGCTAATGCTTTAGCAGCAGTCGTACCTATATTGATTGTAGAACTAGCACTGGTAGATGCTGAAATTGACGGAGTAACAACTTGTGTGGTTATGGGTTCGATCGGCTCTTCAAATCTCCAAAGTGCTATTGTATCGTCACTTTTTACGGGAGCATAAGCAACTCTACCGGATGGCTTTACACCTCTTGAAAGATGAATTGCTTCTATGGTACCCCTATATTCTCCACCTTTGCCCCCAAGAAACATGTTTGAAGGATTCAAAACAACTTGTTGTACTTCATCAAAGGCTTTTGAAACTACTAAATCGCCATTGATATGCATGGCTAACCTTCTACCAGTAAAGGTCACTGTGACATTTAGCAATTCTCTGTGACCATCATTTAAGGCTGTAGAATCATTTACAGTAGAGTCGAGATAGTTATATGAGTCGTGCACCGCTAAACTTGCTGACGGGAATAACACTCCATCCCAATAAGCCAAATCACCAGTAGGGCTGTGCACCGGCTTTGCACTGTTTAATGCATAAACACTAGTGGTACCAGCAGCCACGTTTTCTAAGTTAATTTCAAAAGTAGCGGGTGCTGGACTAGAAGGGGTACCCACGCTCAATCGCATGACATTCTCATACTCGTAAACAATACCGCCACAATCGGGTACTATCCAAGTTTCTAAAGTAAACGAGCGCAGTACATTGGGTAAAGTTTTGAGATTCTCATCGTTTTTACCATGCACAATGTTAAGGTTTGGAGGAACTAATACACCGTCCGTTATACCGTTGAAGAGTAAAGCGTGTCCGGGGTCAATCAGTATAGTCATTTTCACACCCCTATTACAAAGTCAGATGCCTTCAAATATAAACTAAAGGCGTAATATTTGTTGCCAGCATCATAGCGTACATGTAGTTTTTCAGGAATAATCCTTATTCCACCATCATTACCAAGCGGGTCGGATAACAATGTAACGAATGTATCACCCACTAAATTGCCAACGAAACTGAATAAAGCACCAACAGTGTCTGTAAATTCAGCAATATTGTCAAAGAAACTGTCACCACGATCTGGCAAAGGGTCACCGCCTAAATCGCCCGGAAGTAAACCGGGTATCATTTTGTGAGATGCACTTAGTGTGTTACTCGATGAGCCTTTTGCGCCGATATCCTGTTGCCCAAAAGTTAGAAAGAAATTTCTTGCAGCCGGTGTAACTGCGTCACTTTGTATCAAACTATCATAGGGTATCTGTATACCTCTAATCAAATCCCTATCCTTCTTTGCGTTTGACACTATACCTATCAAATCTTGAACTTTGTCACCAGCAGATTTGGAACTAACACTAGCAGAATTTACAATATAACCTCCAGTAAAAAACTCTATTTGTGCTAGTTCAATAGTGCCTTCATCCGATACATCAAAGTTTTCGGATGCGTCAAATTGCAGACATGGTTCTAATACCGAGACTAAACTAGAATTGATTGGCCTATCATTTTGTTTCACCTTTAACATTGGTCCACCTACAGTAACGGTAAACGCTGATGGCAAAGTTTGCCCGTGACTCGAATTGATGCCCCCTTTTAGCATAACGTCGTCGGTTAACTCCAATGCTTTTTTTACAATTAAGGCTAAAGTACTAGCAGGATTACCATTATTGGCATTAGTTGTTATGCCACCTATTGGCACCTTGATATAAACGTCCTGACCACTACCTGCGAGTCTGTCACCATCAGAATTGAATTCAGGGTAATGCTTGCCTCTTTGGGTAACACTTGGGTGACTACCGTTAACCTGCACACCTTTTTCTGTTACATTTTGATAATCTGAATGAGCCATATCGCTAGAAAACACTAGATGAACTCCTAAAGGCGTGTCTCTTTTGTTTGTTATCCCATCAACTCTCCAATAATTAGGAAACAGGGTTATCTTTTTGTTATTCAAAATAGACTCTAGCGGAGGCCTAGAAAAAGTAGTCATATAGTAATCTACATTTTCATAGATTGGTACACTAATGCTATCTAGCGTAATCTTTTTGATATGATGTTCTTCGTTTTCATCAGTTGGGCCACTTAATACAGCATCGATCACACTACCTACTACCTGTCCGTTTGGAGCAAACAATGTGGTAGTGAATTGTTTAACAGTATCTCCGTCATTTATGTTTATTTCAGTGCCTCCCGCAAGCGTCAAAGAATTACTAGAAGAGTTGCTATCTGTTACTAGTCCTAGAAAGTTACCATCGGTATCATGTATTCTTCGTTGAGAGCCGAATCCATTTATGCTGTCTAGCACGATGCTAGTACTACCGGCAGAATAAGTTCCTGAAGACGGATGATTTATTGTATCTTCAGCGGGACTTGAAATGCTCTCTCTTATCAAATCATATTCGCTAAACATGTTAGTTTCTACAGGGTTTCTTTGGCTAGGTGTGTCAAAAATATCTATACTACCCGTTTTTGTAGATTGCATTTCTAAGTCAGATTTAAATTGAACCTTAAGATAATTCAAGTCAAGGAGTCCCCTTCTACCGGGTGCGATGGTAAGGTTATTAGTTGGTACAATGGATGCAAAATTGAATACTACATCCCCTCCCTCAAAATTAGGTTTGGTTTTTTCTATGTCAAACGAAGTTTCAACATCGTCTTGAAATATACCACCTATTTCGATGTCAATCTCAGGTATGTTGGTATCGATTGCAACTCTACCAACTATATTGTTGGGAGTAGGGAACGCAGACGCATTACGATTAACTGTGATATCCAAAGATTGTGCTTCCAATGGTATCTCCATCAGGTTGTCAGGGCCAACAATTAATCGTATAGGTAAAGCCATATCATTCCCTCAAATTATTACATTAGCCGCTACGAATTTTAAAGCAAACTCGTAGGCTTTCATTTCAGCATCTCTATGTACATGGAAGTCTGTGATTATACCGTGTATGCCGTTACGCCTGCTGTCATCGTGTTCAGGTGCATAATCCTTAGATGCATGGGTGTCATTACTTACAGCCATCTTTTCAAATGTTGGCGCATCGTCAGTCATGACCCAGTGGTTTCTTTGTGCAACCTGTGTATCTAAATCACTATTGCCTTTTGTCACACCAGTATCATAAGGTATCTGTATAGCATAAATATAGTCACCGCTGTCTCTTTCTCCGTAAAACGGCTGAGTAACGAAGTTTGCTATTTTGTCAACAAAATTACCAAGAGAATTGTTAGTGGCAGCAGTGTCAAAATTGTTACTGTTTGCAAGTATACCCAAGATGTCCTGCACTTTATCACCAGCGGATTTAACCCTCTTACCTGCTTTACCACCAGTAAATCCTTGCACTGTAGGCAAAAGGCCAACTCCGAAATTGTGACGGATTTGGTTATTAACAGTGCCAAGTGACGTAGCATGGACTTGAGTTATCTCTAGTCGTGTTTCAAACCCATCTCCGCTTTTCTTGATTGCAGTTGTGAACACCTTGTCCATCGTCTTATCACCGGCAGCGTTTACTGCCCTTTCGCTTATTTCTAATGTAGATGTTAACAATTTTGACAATTGATAAGTGATGAATTCGTCTGCTCTTTTACCCGGCGTATTGATAAGTGGGTGAGTGGGTATCTGTGCTAATCCCTCAGTCCTAGAACTACCATCTTCATAGTTTGGATAATTAACATAATTTAGAGTTTGACCGAGTACAGTAATTTCTGCAAATGCGTTCTCTATAGGTAAGACTAAAACAGGGCCACCGTGTAAGGAAGATACAAATTCAAAA